TTTGTAGTTGGAACCTCGATTGAAAAATCTGCTAATTCTAGACTTCCCTGTTTGAACATCATAAAGAATCCAGTATTCGAACTGCCCGGGCCAGATCCATCATTTCTATAAATGAATCCTATTTGGTTTCCGGGAACTGGCGGCTCTTCATAAGGAACTTCTTGTCCTTTAAATGCTGTGGAAACTATTTCAAATGACATTCCCCTCGAAGCTACTGTTTTAGTGAACGAATATATAGGAACATCTGCTGAGATCGTTCTGAATCTATATTGTTCAGTCGGAATTCCTTGGATAGTAGCGGATCCTTGACTACGGCCAAATTCTGTGTTATCTGCCATGGCCGAATTTAAGACTAAAATAAACTGTTCTAACCAATTAGAATTTGTAGGGTCATTCCATGATATAATTTGCTGAGCTAAATTTTTTCCATTACTATCAAACACTTCTTCAGTTGTAGTGACTGTGGTAAATTTTAAAAGACCTTGAGATGCTACATTTCGTTTAGCATTGTAACTGAGCATTTTAGCTAGTCGAATAACACTTTCTTTAGTTTCGGCTAACTCAATAAAATTTTCTCTAGACGCTAAGTCGATACGGAAAGCAAGACTCTGTCCCAAAAATGCGACAGCGTCGATAAGCGCCATGTATTCCGAACTTTCGATATAATCGTTAAAGTCTTCTGGATAATTCTCACGAAGATAGGTAATAATAACGCGGCGTAGATTTTCAAAATCGTAAGATTTGAAATCAGCATTTTTAAATGTCTGATATATTCTAGTCCAATCTTGATTTAAAATTAAGTTATTTTGTCTGCTCGTTGTTGTCATTTTTCGGTCCTATCTAATATTTACCAAACAAAATAAACTGGTCAGTTAATAATAGCATTGTTCTTATCAAAGTTGAAAGTCATTCTTTCATTGATATTAAAAGGAATATAAGTGATATCTGCCTGTATTCTTATTCCTTGGTCTGTGCTGTCTATTTGTATTTCGTTTACCTGTATACGTGGGTCATAGTTTATTATTTCTTCTACATCTTTACTGATAATTGTTTTAACTTCTTCTGTAAAAGGTTCAAATAATATATCCCAGATAACTGTTCCAAATTCCGGATTTTCTAACTTTTCGCCTTTGCGAATATAGAAGTGATTAATTAGATCTTGCTTAACCAAGTCAACGTCAAAAAGTTTATAATTTCTTTTACTTTCTAAAGAGTTGAAACCTTTATAGGCAAAGCTAGTATTTCCCTGTGTGCCCACAGATGCCGTATTGTTCGCTACTACTTTTTGATTATAAAGTTTATTTGCCATAATTATACTTCCCTGTCAGTATTAGACGGTGTTAGTTGTGCAGGAGCAAAATGCTCATGAAGTGCCCAAGGCTCATGCATTGGCACACGTTTCATTATACTGCTGATGTTTCCAGTGATATACTTTTTGTCCCAACCTGCATCGACGCTGGTCGCTACGTTGTCGTGTGTCGGTATAGGTTCTATCGGCGTGGCTGCTGCGGCGGTAACAGCTGGAAAACTGTTTAGATCGATCCTAGCTCCGCTTTGTGTAATATTTCCACCACTTTTAATATCGGTAGTGCCTCCGGCTGTAAATTTATTTGCTCCATTTACTCTTAGGTCAAAATTAGCACCTACTGTAATTTTTGTATCTCCGACAGCCACATGTTCGTAGACTCCGCCCACACTAATTTTACCGTCTTGTCCAACTAGAACTTCCCAATTCTGTGCCATCTCCATACGAGTGCGACCGCCGACCGCTTTCATATTAATATTTCTTCCGGCTTCGAGATTGATATCTCTATCAGCTCTAATGTTTAAATCATTTTCTGTATGAATGCTAATGCTGTCTTTAGCATAGATATCTATTTTACCGTTACTAGTTAACTCTACCCAAGATGTTCCTCTAGCATTACCGATATAAATTAAATCTTCAGAATTATGTAAAAGGATTTGATGTCCTGTTCTAGTTCTTAGTCTTAGACATTCACCATAGGGAATTGTAGGATCTCCCTTTTCTCCATTTAATACATCTGCATATTCTACAGGACCTTCGGCGGCAGGAGTTTTACGTTGATATCTTTCATCGCCGTCATCCATGACAAATTGAGTGCCACCGAGTCTGCTTATTGGAACTGTTGATCTTGTTAGATCTTCTTGTTTACCAACCAAAGCCTTTTTAGCCCCAGGTCGCCTATCTAACGGTCCGGGTGTAGAAATTCCGTAAACTGCACTAGGCGCTTCTCTTCTAGCAGAGCTAGTTACCACACCTCTAGTATCATCTTCTAATAACCCTTGTTCTAAAAATCTATCTGCGATAGGATGAACTGGTTTTTTAATTTTATCTGGATCTATTATTTGATTTTTAGCATTAACTTTTTTATTAATTTCAGCTACAGGCAACGGTTGCTTGGTATTATATTTTTTCTTATCGTCTGGGTCTAAATCAACTTCAGTGGTTCCGGCGATAGCAGGAACCATATTGTTAGCAAATTTTGCAGGAACACATCCCATCCAGTAACCTTGACTCGGATCTCCGTTGACAAAAAATACTAGAACATTAACGCCAACATCCGGAGGCACGAACCACATGCCATAGCTTTTTTGTGTGTCGTTATAACCTTCGATGGTCTTTTTAGATGCATCGTTTTGTCCCATGTATTCAAAGGCAGTATAACCAAAGAACGGCATTGCACATCGAACTACATAACTTTGATTATCATCGCCAACAGTGTTACCTTGTTCTCGAAGTAAAGTAACTTCTAAACTGCCCATTAAACTAGGATCAAGATGTCCTACGATCCTAGCTAGGTAAGGACCGTTTTCTAGATTAGAAGTTTCTTTTGCTGAGTAGGAGGTTCGTTTTTCTTGTGCCATTAAAAGAGTCCTTCGCCTTTTTCGTTAACTGCGTATTCTTGTGAAGGAGTTGATTTATCTTTAACTTCTCCCACGATTGTTGTAGCCGTAGATTTAAGTTTATCGATGGCTAGACTGCCGATAGCATTAGGATTCTGTTTGCCGTAATCTTGACTTTGTCCAGGTTGTCTAACGCATTTTAATTTTTGTTTGAATATACCATCAGTGAATGTATTATCACATTTTGTAACACGATATATTCCGCTAAAAGGACTTTCTTTTCCTGAACTAGGCCATTGATATAAACCTGTAGTTTCATCTATGTCTGACGGTGTCCTGAATGTCAAATAGACAAATACATTTCCGCCTTCATAATTCATTGTTCCATCCTCTGTTAACAGTTTACTTCTATTGCTCTGTCTAGCAAAATAATTTGACATTCCGCTATCGATTAGCCAATATGGATCTCCCATAATTTCTAGATCAATGTTAACTAAGTCTCCGCTACCGGCTGTGATAAAAGATTTATGAAACGCTTCGGCTATTTTTTGTTCTGTGTCTTTATCAGAATTGCCGCCTGCTATGTTTTTTAATGTAGCAGGATCTTTTTTAATCCTTGCTCGTCCCATAGTAGCTTGCTGAGCGGTAGGAGCCGCTCCTTGTGTAGTTTTAGCACTCTTCACAGTGTCAGGAGCAACACCTTTCTGATCTTGGTTAGATACTGATCCGCTCTTCTGTTCTGAACTAGCGTTCTTACCTGTGAAAAATAAATTATTAATCTGTATATCAAATTTTAAAACGTCAACGTTTTGTCCTGTATAGATATAATTGTATTGTTTACAGATTTGTTTTTTTATTTCGTCGTAACCAATAGGGGCAGCAGTAGGAGGACTAAAAATTGTATGGTGCACCAGATAAGGCACCACACGGAAAATAAATTTCTGTGCATATTCTCCGATCAGTGGATCGAGATCTAGTAACTGAATCTGAACGTCGATCCTCCACCATTTAATGAATCCGTCTGGTGTAAGATTTTTAGGATCGATAGCTTTCTTGGCGTAAACAGAATTTAATATTACCTGATTGATAATCGATGTTAAACTTTGATTTTGTGTAAATTGAAAAACACGGGTCTTGGGATTGATCTGCATACGATCTCTCGAAACAACACCTGTCTTAGGATCAACTTTATCACCATATCTAGCAAAAGGATAATTACCGCCTGATTTTTGATCAAAGCCAAAATCTGCTTTACCTATATCATTGGAACCAAAGTCTAATGAGACTGCTACGTTTTTTCCGGCCACTGTTAAATTATCTGGTTGGTTAGGATTTAATGTAGCTTTTCTGCTGATGCCTGGAATCGTAGCAGAATTTAAAAATTCATCCGACTTCTCTGGAAACTCTATGACGTAAACATCTTTTACTTTTATCTGTCCTTCTTTGAAATATTTTTCTTCTAGGTCATTGAGATAAGCGCAGAGACTTTTTTCACCAGAAACTAAAACATCTTTGACCGTGCCTGCATCGGGTCCTGTTTCAGAACAGGCGATCTTAACGTCTGTATAAAGGATGTTTGTTATGTCTGAAAAGCCTTTATGGCTCATGGGCACCGCTTCTACTTTATAAACACTGCCGTTTTCACTAACTGAGAATGTTACTTTTGTTAACGCTACCGTCCAAAATTTAGGTTTGACGGAAGTCATTATCTTGCCATCTTCGTCGTAGCCCATAAAATCTAAACGAAGAACAAAAGGACAATTATTAAGATAATTGTTATAGCCTGCTTTGACCGCAGCATTTTGCATACTCTGCAATAACAGTCCCATACTATGTGGTTCTATGATATCAAATGTAAATTTAAATGCGTTCGAGTTTCCAGCTTTGTTAGATGGGGAGATTGCAGTCTCCATGACAAAATTATTGATAAAATATTCAGGAGCTCCGTGAATGGTGTTTACACGCTGACTGTCAAATCGACCGCCTGATGCAAATACCACATGTTTAAGTGCTGCCGGATTTCCTCTATAGCTTGCTGGGTTATTAAACTGCTTAGGCTCTAAACAAGCAAAGGTCCAAATAGGAGCATAGTGAGCAAAATTTTCTAGAGGATTATTAATTATGTTTGGTGGAGAGGTAGTAGATTGGTTGAACATTCCGGCTTTTGAAAGCACAGTAGAAATTCCACCTTTTAACAAATCTGTAGCTTTACCTGCGGCTAAGCCTGTTACTACTGAAGCAGCACCTTTAGAAATAGAGTTTGCACCAGGTATAGGTAATATACCGCTTCCGTCCGGTTTTACTAGATCTGTAATTGTTTTGCCAAGATTTCTAAACATCTTAGACTCCTAGAAACTTTTCCAGATTAGATTTTTTAGGAATGTAGATAGTTACTCCGGTTTCGAAATCGTATATAGGATCTTTAATTACTCCCATGTTTCTCTGAACAAAAACCCACCACAATTTAGAATTACCGTAAAGGTCATATGCCAATAGGTCCGGTCTATGTCTATATTGGCTTTCGATCACATATCTGAAATCATCTGCTTCGGCTGGGACTGGTCGTATATCTAACAATTCAAGATACAAATTGTTTTGCGAAGTATTAGCCCAAGGACTTGATTGACTATATTGTGCCATATTAAATATATCCTACTCCATTGCTTGGAGTTCCTCTTGAATATTGTTCGAGGCTAAACTTACGTTGTCTACGTCTGTTGTATACAGGGGCCACTGTTACAGAAATTGTGCTGACCACAGGAACCCAGGTATTAGTGTTAAATGCATTGCAGTTAATATAATTTACATCTTCTTTAAGATCTACACTGAAAGATTTTATAATCACAGGCACTTTGTCAAACACACTAGAACCATATCCCGTTAGATTACACACCAACGGTGGATTACCTGCCAACGCTCCTTCACCAAAAAACATTTTTGTAGCTGTCTTAAAAAATGTTGTGGCTGCGATCCAATAGGCTGCATCTGTTTCTGTTTCGCAGGTAAACTCTCCAGAAATCTGAATATCATCTACTGTGCTATTTTTATAACCATACATCTGATAATTGCTGTGTATTGTGCTGATAGAATTATATTCTGCCTTGGTGCTTACAGTGATGCTTGGATTATATGGCCAAACGACGCCCCCGGTTCTTTCTAAAGGTTTAAATATTGGTGAGTTGAAAATATTCCATTGGCAGTTAATCCTTACTCTCCAATCTCCTTTAGTTCCAGGAAATAATTGGATCGGTGTTCCTTGTTTTAGAAATAAT